TATTGTTATTATACTCGAAGTTCATAGAAGTTACTGGGAAAGTAAACTTTTCATCAGATGCTGAAGCAGTTGCTTTATGGTGGAACTCAATGGCACTCAAACGATTTTTAATAAATGCATTAGTAGTTACTGTACCAGCAACATTCATAGTATTGAATGGGTGATAAGAAGATGCAGCGCTCAGAGCATGTGCGTTAGAGTTACCCACAACAGCTGTACCACCAGCATTTTTAATACCACCAAAGGTGGCAACAGCAATATCTCTAGGAGCACCTGTAAGTTCTTTCATAACAGTACCGAATCCACTCCAAGTAACAGTAGCAATGTCTTCAATACCCGCATCAACAGATGCAGAGTTTACTGTGGCTTTATCTACTTGATAAATAACATTATCAAGTTTAAAGTACATAAAGTATTCTGGGGCAACAGCCCAATTAGATGTTGAAGCGTGAATACGAGTTCCAGCTGCGATAGTATTAGTTTTTAGAGTACCACCAGTTTGCCAAATAGATTGCTCTGCTACACGAGTAGCTGCTACTTGCGATTTTGCAGCAGCAAGAGTACTTGAAGTAAGAGCTTGCCACATATACCAATCTGCAAGAGGTTTTGTATTACCTGATTCATTAGTTTTTGCAGTAGTGCCGTTAGCAGCACCAGTAGTTTCTACGCCTGTTGGACGCATATATACTTGAATATTCCAATCAACAGGGTTGATTGCAGTATTAAATCTTTGTTGTGAACGATCAGGGCTAAGACCTGATTCGAGGGAAGTGATGTCTTGAGTAGCTGATGTAGAAGTAGCAGCAAAACCAGCCAATACCTCAAGTTTCCAGGTGTTAGCTGGAGTCATCGCAACAGCAACTGAGGCAGAACCACTAGTGGTACCAAGTATGTCAACTGTTGAAAAGAACACTTCAGAATTTCTCTGTAAATTGAGAGATGCCATGTTATTTCTCCTTAATTTTCTAGCCTATAGGCTGTGTTTAGATTAACCTCTGCTATTCCGTAAGGAGCAGCTAATCCTTCATCTGTGGTTATACTGTCTATTGTTATATCAAGTATACCTTTATCTGGATTTTCCCCCAGTTGGTGATAAATAACAAATTCAATGTCTTGGACTATATCATCTGCGAGGCTTTGGGAATTATCTTGTCCATATATGTATGCTCTTATAGTAACGTCTAATGTGGCTACCGTCAAATTTTTTGAATTAAAATCTCTATTTTCGGTTCCAGCAGATAGGTAAAGTGATGGAAAATCATTTACTTCATCAATAAATCTGATTCCCCTACTGACGTTATTAAAAACATTTAAATTATATGTATAGTTAGTACCGCCAACAGCTTGTCCATTAATCTCTTTTAACTTATCCACTAAAAGCGCTACTATCTCTTTTCTTCTAGATGCCATTAGTTAGCCCTTACTATTAAAAAATTACGTGCAAATACTGCAGCAACTACTTGCCTAATAGCAGTAACAGTTTGCTCACCAGGAGTATACCCATAAGATTCTAATGATCTGTATAAAGGATTTATAGTATAGCTTATTAGACTTTTTCTATAGTTAGGAAAAACTTGTACGCTACTAATAAAACGGCCTGATCTATTTTTTAAATCAGGAGGATTAGGAATTCCTGTTGTATCCATAGACTCAGTAAGTCTTTTTTGTACAAGCGCAGATAGTGCAACTCCTGATATAAAAGATTGAGCTGGTGACTGGTTTGTTTTATTTTTCTTTTTAGGCGGCGTAATATTAATGGTAGACATGGGAATACTACCGCCGGTAGGTATATCTATACTCAGCTGGGCGCCTTTATTACCAGATCTTGATCCTACTTTTAATGTTCTCTTAGGTTTTCCAGTAAATTTTTTTTTAAGATTTTTTTCAAAATCTTTATTCATTTCAGTTCCGAGTTCGTTTTTTAGCTGGCTTAATAGATTCTTTTCAAAACTGTCACTTAATGCGACCGCTATTTTTAAAGAATTTTTTTCAGGATTTGCTAAAAATCTACTTACATTATCAATGCTTGCTTTGAAAGGAGGAACTTTAAACTTATTATAAGGAAAAAGAAGAGTTGTAGCCTCTATCCTGCGTTCTCCATTAACAGTTATCATTTTAGTCAAAGTTAGTGCTGAAGACTTATTATAAAACATTTGCCCAGCTGGAGTTTTTTTCAAAGCTTCTAATAGTTTTTTACCACCACCGCCTTGTGCATTTCTCAGACTATCAACACGTTTTGGAGTATTTATTTTTGTTCCTGTTTCTTCTAAAGCTGTTAATCTATCTTGACTTTTTTTCCTTGTGCCTCCAGCAGTAATCTCACCTATTTGAACACCTTTATCAGTATCTTTTCGTGATAATTTAAGTTCTAGACCTGTCTCTAGTAATCCTCCTGCAGAATTTCCTTTGTTGACTTCGTTAAATCTTTCTCCAAATATTTGTCTAAAAAACCCTTTAGGATTGTCTGTATCTTCGTAAAATACATCTTTTGCAAGAGTCTTACTACCCCCTCTAACTGAGGCACCAGTTTGTGTTGCTAAAAGTTTTTCTACATTAAACTGAAACGACTGAGCTACCCCATCATATAAATTGGGATTTCTAATTAGTGCGGCATATTGATCAAACTCTTTAGTATTTGTTTTATTCTCTACTAAATAAGTTTTAAAAGCTACTATATTTTTACTATTATAAAGAGATCTTCGAGGAGTTTTCATTACTCAATAATCCTATATAAATCTAATATACGTTTGATATGTGGAGGAAAACTTGCAGCTAGGGGATATTTATCACCACGCTCGCCCTCAAGAGAGAATCCTTTTTTCTCTTGGTCTTGTTTATAAATTAGTTTAACAGTATCTAGCACTGCCATTTTAATATCTGATGGTACATCAGCAGTTTCATAGCCTCCACGATACTCAACTCTAACTCCAGAAGGAAAAGGAGCAAATGAAGGAGGACCACTTAATGTCATAGCAGGATATGAGCTGCGTACTACAGGATAAGTCCCTCTAGTAGATAAATTACCAGTATCTTTTGTAATTTCTCCCATATCTTTAGTAAAAGTATATTGACTAGAAGCATTATGATCATCTGTTGCTTGAGTAGTTTTATTAGCACCATCAAAATGAAATAAACTTATAGTATCATTATCAGGAGCAAGTCTTTGATTAGAAGGGGTAAAAGCAGCTTTATACCTTGCACTATCAGATATTCTTAGTTCATCCATATAACCTACAAGATTTTCTCCTATTAATACATTACTAGTAAAACTATTATTACTAGCAGCAAAACTAACATTTTGTATTAAATTACCATTTCTAAATAGTCTCATTTTCTGCGCTTGATTGTCAAAAGAAGCTGCTACATGCATAAATTCTCTAGGAGCATAATTAGAAGTAGTTCTACCTGCTTCAGGCTCTCCTAATGCTGTAATACTCGATCCACCTCTTCTCGAAGTAATAGATAGTGCATTAGCTGCAGCAAATTTAAACTCTAAATAATTAGTGGAATCATCATATATAGTAAATATATTATTAGCACCTATACTAGTAGTATCTTGTCTAATATATGCTTCTATAGTAAAATCACCATCCTCAAATTGAAAACTATTAGGAACTGTTGTGGCTTCTAAATTATCTGTTGCGGCAACAAATTGTACGGAAGATTTACCAAAACGTTTTACTCTGGTATTAATATGAGCTTGACCATTAAAAGATACAGATAAGGATTCTCCTTCTGTAGATAGTGGTCTACCTATAGATGTAGGATCTTTAAGCACTATATCATCATTACCATCATATTCAGAAACTAAATACACATTACTTAGTGGTAGTCTAGAAGTCATAACAGAAGTTTTACCTCCATCAAAGATTTCTACATAATCATTAGCTAATATTTCTTGACCTATATAGTGCTCTACCATACCAGTAGCATAAGTAATAGCATTTGTTATACGAGTATCTTGTGTATCGCTAGATATAGATAAATAATTTTTAACGTCAGCTAAAGTGACAAACGGGTACTTACCTAGATTTTGTTGTAGTCTGTCTACCATAATGTGTCCTTTCTAGTATTAAACTAGTTATATTTTTTTAACAGGTGCTACAACAACTTTCTTAGCAGGAGCAGCTGATACTTTTGTTTTCTTTGTTTGCTCTAAAGTTTTAGGAGTGCCTAAAATAGATGCTGGGAGAGGTATTCCTTCATCCCATTTAGCAGCTAGTTGTTGTGCCTGATAATTACCCCAACCATGTCTATGAAGCCATGTTACGACTTCTTCTTTTGTTTTAATATAATCTGGAATTATAGATATATCCATTTTTTTACCTCTTTAAACATAG